AAGACTTTTCCATTGCTTCAAAGTTACCATCTAATTTCTCCATAATAACTTCATCCATAAATTTAACTTCTCTTTTAGCAGCTTTCTTTTGTGCAGCTAATTGTCCGTCAATTTGTTTTTGTAACTCGTCTTTTACAACAGTTACTTGTGCAGATACCTCTTTAATTTGAGCTTCTGCATTAGCTTGAAAACCTTTAAGGTTCTCAGCCATTTCGTTGATTAAATTTTCCATTTTTACTTTTTAAATAGATTGTTAAATTGCTTAATTGCCTTTAATACTTCCTCATTATTCTTTTCTTCTACCACTGGTGTCGGCTCAATTGATGGCTCGGATTGAGTGATTGTTTCAGTAATTTCCAAACTTAATAATTCAGCTTGTATTTGTTTTATTTGAATCTCCATTAAAGCAAAGGTGTCATCTGTGAATGTACCACCTCTAAATGCCTTAATTAAGTTTTCTAATCTTATTGATAAATTTTCTTTAGTTTCTTTGAACTCACCCTTGAAACCTAATGTTGGTGTTTCTGGATTAGCACCCCAAAGAACCGCAGAACCTTCATATAGTTTTAATTCGGTAATTGTACGCACACCAGTCTTTTGGTTTACATCCGACTTTAACGTACTAAAACCGATTGAGTGTTGATTGATTAAACCTGCTTCATACAACTTGATTGCATCTTCGCCACATTCAGTTTCTATTAAGTCAGTAACCGCAACAAGCATATCGCCTTCTATGTATAACTCTTTAGGCTTACCCAAAGTGTGTGCCATATCAGCTTTGTGATCTACTAAAGACCAAATCATATTTTTGCCTTTTGGTCCACGTTCTTTGATAGTCTTGGTAAACGCTTCAGCAACGATAATATCATTGTCTAAATCAACGTTTCCAATTCTTGACCAACACGCTTTTACTGTTCTTGATTCTGGCTCTATATCCAAAATCATATCATTGTAGCTTTTGTTTTCAATCTTACTCATATAACAAAGTTATTAATTTTTTTTAATCTGCTAACAAATCTCTAATTAAGTTAGAAATTTGCATCAAAGCCACGTTATTTATTAAATTCCATACCAATCCCATATCGCCCATTGGTGGGTTATCCTGTAACCTTTTTGGTTTACCATCTGTACCTCTTACGGCTTCATAGCCTAACGTACAACGGCAATTGATAACATCCCCAGCACTTCCACTTGGGTCGCAAGGATGTAACATTTGCTCAAAACCGCCATTCTTAGTTTTAACATTAAATTTTTCATCGTAAGGTACTTTTATTCCGTCCATATGATAATGGTCAAACATATCTCGTGGCACTCGCCTTGTTCGGTTATCCCTCGCTGCTATCCATTCCTTCATAGTTACAAGTCCAGTTGCAGCCGTGCCTACCATTGAGCCAATGTTTGCTGCTCTGCCTGTTTCCGTTCTTGCTATCATTTCAGCTCGGTAATCCGTTATACCAGCCGTTCTTAATAGCTTAATTGTTTCTTGCATCGTTAAACCTTCTTCAACCGACTTGATTAAGTATTGTTGAATTTGGTTCTTTGTTGTTTGTGTTATTTCGGCTGCTATATTATCTAATCCTTTTAATTCAAGATAAGTTAGCATCACATAAGTAAACAAGTCCGTTTGCTTACTTTTAAATTCCTCTGGTCCGTAATAACCTTTAACCGATTTAGAAACGTTTTTCTCGGCAATTTGTGCCATCTTAACGCCCATTGCAATATGAACGTTTTGGATGGTCTTTTTTATCTTCTTATCGCTAATAGCGTTTAAATCTTGGGTATCGCAATAAGTATCCACTTGCCTTTGTAGTTCTTTCTTGAACTTTGGCGAATAGGTTTTTAATGCGTTTGCATATAGTTTTTTATAGTCTTGCCAAATCATTTGTTAGGGTTGAAAGCCCAATTCTTTAAGGAAATATCCCTCTTAGATGGACACTCTTTGTTTACAGGTTTACCTTGCTCCATATTTTTCATTCTACTAACAAAGCTAATCGTTCTATTTGCCGACTTAACTTCATTTGCACCCCAATCCGCTTTTTTCTTACTAAGTAAGTTTAAGTTCCTATTTACTGGACTTCTATCTAATGACGCTAAACGTGAGCATTTAGTTTCACTCCAAGCCTTTAACTCCGAGTAAGACATATTCACAGTATCGTGGTACTTTGCGTAAACTTCATCAATAACTTCTTGAAGGTCGGCTTTTAGGTCAACCTTTAAATCAAACAACTTATCTATAATCTCTTGACTATTCATTTGGTAGAGTTAATGGTTGAAACTCATCTGGACTTTGTAAACTTGATGGAATGTATAATTTTTCCATTTCAGTTTGGTCTATGTAAGGTGGAATCTCTAATCCCATAATGTCCATTTTTTGCTTAGGTGCAATCCACCAAGCCTTATCTAACCATTCAACTTGCTCCGCTTTGTTTGCTTCTAATTCACTATAAACAGTTGGGTCAAAGTCAACGTAAATGTCAGTTCCACGATAACCCCAATCCGAATGTAGTTTTCTATTTAAATTATCACGAATACCAACTAACAAAGGAATAGCACAACGAACTGTCAATGCTTTCTCTCCTTCTCTTTGGTTGTTATAAGTCTTGTTATCAGCATCGTTTAATAATTGAGAAGGTACTCCGTAAATGTTACAAAGTGCTTTCATATCCCATTTCTCACTTTCAATGATATCTAATTCAACAGGACTTAAACCGATTTGTTTCCAATCTACTTTATAACCACTAACCGCAATTGAATTAAAGTTAGCAGAGCCACCTTTTTCGCTTACTGCTCTTTTAAGTGCTTGTGCTTGTTGTGTTCCACTAATAGGGTCAAACCTATCATCATTCATAAAAAGAACTCCAGCTGGACCACCATTCTGGAAAGATGCAACCGCCGCAGTCTTGGCTTCGTTCGAACGAGTCAAGTTTCTCGCAGCAGCCATCAATGGTGATTGACCATATAGTTGATTCCCAGTTGTATTCCATTGTAAGTTTATGTATTTATCTTGTAGTACTTCTTGTTTAGTAAAGTTCCAAAGTGGACCATAATTCAATTGGTAACCGCTAATCGTTGGAGGGAAGTTTTGAATGTCCGCTAACACGTACATATATTGAGAAGGAAGCACGTACAACTCATAAGGTTTGCCATCATTGTTTCCACCTTCAATCATCTTTGCGTAAACAAATGAATTACCTGTAACTAATTTAAAAGTACACCAAGCCTCTACGAAATCGCCAAATGTATCTTCTTCATTAGGGTATTTTAACAACTCGTTTAATCGTGCATCTTTTGTATATATTTCAAACGCTTTCTTATGTAGCTTTTCAACATCCTTCCAGTTCTCAATCTTATCTGGTTGGCTCATTAACGCTTTGTATTTCTTTGCAGAACTTTCATCCACTACTTTATAAACGTGGAATGGAGCAAGTTTTGCTTTATCCGCAATTAATTTAACGATTGAATAAACTATATCGTTTGCCGAATAACCATCATTAACAAAACTAATGTTATCGCCACCTTGCCAAGTTATTATCCCTTGTTGTATTGCAACTTGTCCGTTAAAAGGAATTTGTGGTAGTACAGTAGATAGTTTTTGTCTTTTACCAAAAAAGTCAAGTAATCCCATTATATATGAATTTTAACAAAGTTAGACAATTTATCCTAAAATACCGACACCTCAAATTTTAGCTTGGTTAAATGCGTAAACACGGCATACCTACAAGCATCCATCAAGTCATCATTTGCCTTTACAGGTTCTTCTATTACGTTATCGTTTTTATCCTTTTTCCATTTGTAAGACATAAACTCCCTTCTTAGGTTTTTGCTATTGTAGTGCAAGTTTATTGGATAAGATTTCATCTTTACAATTCCTGCCCATACATCCTTTTGTGCTGGTTTAATGTTAAAGCCTTGTCTATAAAGTTCCTCAATTGATTTAGGCTCGGCAGCATCCGCATAGATTGTAGCTCGTTCTGGTAGTTTCTCTTTAATCAATCTTGATAGATCACTTAAAGTCAATCCGCTTTGGTAAACTATTTCCTCAAAGTAGTTTTGTCCTTCATAATGCGTAACCTTAACTAATGCAGCTGGGTGAACATAACCAAAGTCTAATCCATAGAACACATCCCCATCTGGTGCTTGGTCATATTGTTTCCATTGAGTGTATATAATTTCTTTTGCAGAGCCTCGTTCACCTAATCCGTACACTTTCCACATAAAGTCATCAGGTAAGTCTTTATATTGCTCAATGTTTCTTATTTGGCTTTCGCTTAGGTTTGAGATGTTGTTTAGGTAGGTAGAATGGATGCGTTTGTTATTTGGGTTATCGGCTACTTCATATACCCAAGAAATAAAGTCAGCTGGATTCCAGTCTAAAAAACATTGTCCAGTAGTACGAATTAAAAGCTGGTCAAATAAAGCCTTACTAATAAGGTTTGCCTCGTTTACGAATAGTATATCCCTTGCTGGTCCTTTTGCTTTGTCAGGGTCTTCTAATCCGAATAACTCAATGTAAGAGCCGTTCTTAAACGTGTAAATAAAATCCGTGTACCTAAAATCCTTTTCATCCCAAATATTCCATTGCTCTAATATGTTTTTGAAATCCCTATAAACTCCACGCTTAATATGTGGTAGGGAATGAGATACGCAAGAAATCCTTGTATTAGGCTTGGTTAAAGCAATGTGAATTAACAACTGAACAACTGAATAGCTTTTACTTGATCTTGAACCACCCTCATTGCATATTATAGGATAACCTTCCTCGTATGCCTTTTTATTAGCATAGAATACAGGTGTAGCCTTAATCTTTAATTGGTTGACAATCTGCATCTGGTTCTATTGTGATTTGCACATTACCCTTTATGTCAGCGGTTATGTCGGTTGTTTGTTTAGGTTTACCTTCTAATCTATCAACTACTGCCTCATAGGCTCTTTGGTCGCCTTTCAATGCTTTGCTAATCATTTGCATATCCATCAATTCAAGCACAGTAAAATCTTCATCTTCACCTGTAATTGGATTCCTTCTTTTTTGTACTAATTCAAGCAACCTAAGTAAACGAGTCTTTGAGTTTTGAACTCCTTTAGGTCTACCATTTGGGTCACCAGATTGACCTTTTTCAAAGTGTTTTAAGTTATCTATTCCTGCCATTGTA